ACACTGACATTCAGCAGATCAAAACCTCGCTGGAGTTTGAGATCCGCAAAATGGTAAAAGAGAAACGTGAGTATTACTCAGGCGAAGCAGACGCAAAAACTTACGCCTCTAAACCATTCGGATCATCCATTAAAACTTCTGAAAAAATGAAGGTCTATCTAGAGAGTGATGACGAGATCATCAACCTAGAAGCAAAGATCAAATATCTAGACCAGATGCTTTACTGGTTAGATCAGGTTATGAAGCAAATTTCTAACCGAGGTTTCCAGATCAAGAGTGCCATTGAGTGGGAGAAATTTGTAAATGGACAATGATGACCACCCTTAGCATTAAGAAGAAAAACGAAGTATATGTTACTGTTCAGTCCGTTGAGCCCCATGTTCACATGGAGCTTGCGGACTATTTTTCGTTTGAGGTTCCTGAAGCAAAGTTCTTAAAGAAGAATCCTAGATACAAATATTGGGATGGTACTATCCGACTATACTCTCCTGGCACAGGAGAACTGTACGGTGGTCTGATGAGACACCTACAAGTTTGGGCAGACGAGAGACAATATGAAATTGAGTATGAAAAGAATGATTGGTATGGTGAAGTAGAAGAGACAAATGATTTCGTCTCACCTGCTGGCATTAAAACTTTCATGGATAAAATTACCAGAGATGGCATTGTCCCACGTGGATACCAATATCGTGCTGTTTACGAAGCTGTTAAATATAACAGAAAACTTTTACTTTCTCCTACTGGAAGTGGGAAGTCTCTGATGATCTATTCCCTCGTCAGATACTATACTGCTACCAACAAGAAGACGCTCATCATCGTTCCTACTACGTCCTTGGTAGAACAGATGGTCAATGACTTTAACGATTACGGGTGGAATGCTGATGACCATGTGCATAAGATATATTCGGGCAAAGATAAAAATACTGACAAACCAATTGTTATTTCCACTTGGCAATCCATCTACAAGTTCCCAAAAAGATACTTTGATGATATTGACTGTGTTATCGGTGATGAAGCACACCTATTTAAGTCCAAGTCCCTCACGGGAATCATGACAAAGTTGCATAACGCAAAGTATCGCTTTGGATTTACTGGAACACTTGATGGTAGCAAGACACATAAGTGGGTTCTAGAAGGATTGTTTGGTGATTGTGAACAAGTTACTAAGACAGATCATCTTATCAAGGAAGGTTATCTTAGCAAGTTTAGAATCAAAGTGTTGCTTTGTAAACATGCTCCTCAGCATTTCGACACATATCATGATGAAATGGAATATCTGACGGGACACCGTGGTAGAAATAATCTCATTAAAAATTTAGTTAAAGATTTAGAAGGCAATACGCTTGTCTTATTCAACTATATCGAGAAGCACGGAGAGCCACTTTACGAGTTGATAAATAACACCATAGACCCTGAGCGAAAATTATTTTTTGTTCATGGTGGTACTGATGTAGAAGATAGAGAAGCAGTTCGTCAAATTACTGAAACAGAAAACAACGCCGTGATCCTTGCATCTTATGGCACCTTCTCTACGGGTATTAACATCAAACGATTACACAATATTATTTTTGCATCTCCTAGTAAGTCGCGAATCCGTAACCTCCAGTCGATTGGACGTGTTCTTAGAAAAGGTGAAGGCAAAGACATTGCAACCTTGTACGACATTGCCGATGATATCGGTGGTCAGAATTACACACTTCGACATTTGAATGAAAGGGTGAACATTTACAATGAAGAAAACTTTAAGTATGAGGTTATAAAAGTAAACCTTAGAGCAAATTAAAATGGAAGAAGATTTCCTAGCGACTATTAAATTGGTAACAGGAGAAGAGATAATTTCAAAAGTATCATACATGCCAGAGGATGACAGTTTGGTATTAGAAAACCCACTAGAAGTAAACTTTGTTGATCAACAAAAGAAAAACATAAGAACTAGTGGGTTTTCATTATCGGAATGGATTCACTCTACTTTTGATCACATGTTTGTATTACCTAAACAACATGTAGTTACGATGACAGAAGTAGAAGATGAACGCATAAAAAAATATTATAATGATAATGTACAAAGGTGTATTACTCAACTAGCATCATTCAGAGAAACAGTAGAACCTAAAAAATTCTCTAGAAGGATGGGTAATCTGGGTTCAGTAACAGAAACAAAAAAATTTCTAGAAAACTTATATAAGAAGAGCTAAAAGCTACAACCTCTCTTGAACCCTGACAGAGTTATTCTACTGAGGTTATGAGGAGTTGTCAAGCGGTTGACATATGTTTGTCGGTAACTTATAATAATTGTACGAGAAAGCAAACCATCAATGAAAAAGAAGACAGAGTACTACGTAAACAACAAAGAGTTTTTGGAAGCTATCTCCATCTATCGTAGTCGTGTCATTAGGGCAAAAGAACTAGGTAAACCACGACCAAGGGTAACAAATTACCTCGGAGAGTGCTTCCTAAAGATTGCTACGCATCTGTCCTACAAACCAAACTTTGTTAACTACATGTTCCGCGAGGACATGATCTGTGATGGTATTGAAAACTGCCTTCAGTATATTGATAACTTTGATCCTGAAAAATCAAAGAACCCGTTTGCTTACTTCACTCAAATTATCTACTACGCTTTCCTTCGTCGCATTCAGAAAGAAAAGAAACAAATGGAAATCAAGAACAAGATTCTTGAGCGTTCTGGGTATGATGAGGTTATGCATACCGATACATATGAAGGCAGCATGTCTGGCATGAACGCTTCATACTCTGATATGGGCAGCATTAAAGAAAACATTGAAACTAAAATGAACCGATGACCACTAGAACTTTCGTAGACAGCAAAGGTAATTCTTGGGAATGGGAAGAAACTCCTGAGGTTGTTGCAGCACTAAAAAAACTTCATGAAAATGCAAAGATTATTAGTGAACTTGAAAAAACTGCACCTGACTATGGAGTTGGTAAGTGAGTGAGCATCCAGAAATTGCAGAACATGAATGGTTTGACACCCCATGGGGAGAATTCCGTGTTGAACAAAAACGCTTTGGAACGTGGACTAGCTATCGCAAGGATGGTGAGGCGCTCATCACCTCACTTACGAGGGAAGTTTGCATTTCAGGAACAAGATTTCACCTGGAAGGTGTCGCCACTAACTGGGCAAACTGTAGAACATCTAAACCTTTTGATGGAGTCGTTGGAGGTAAACTTTGAAAATCGCACTGATTACTGATCAACATCTAGATGGACGTAAAGGTTCTCTAGCGTTTTGGAATTATTTTCAAAAATTTTATGATGATGTGTTCTTTCCTACTCTTGAGAAAGAAGGTATCACAACTATCATTGACCTTGGTGATACTTTTGATAATCGAAAGTCAATGGACTTTAATACTTTCCATCGTGTCAGAGAGAATTACTTTGATCGTTTGAAAGATTACAAAGTTCATATGTTGCTTGGTAATCATTGTACGTATTACAAAAATACTAATCGTATTAACTCTCCAGAACTTTTGCTAGAGCAGTACGATAACATTACAATCTACTCTAATCCCAAACATCTTAAACTCGGAAGCAAAAAATTTCTTATGCTTCCTTGGATCAACAAGGAAAATCAAGAAGAAGTTTTTGGATTACTTGAGACGAGTGAAGCAGATATTTGTTGTGGTCACCTTGAACTCACTGGATTTGAAGTGACACCTGGAATGAGAATGGATCATGGAATGGATCCTGGATTGTTTCATCGATTCAAACGTGTGTGGTCAGGACACTTCCATCACAAATCCAAGAAAGGTAACGTCCAATATCTTGGAAATCCTTATCAGATGTATTGGAATGATTATAAAGACCGCCGTGGATTCCATATCTACGATACTGAAAGTGATCGACTTAAGTTTGTCGAGAACCCGTATGACATCTTCGACAAAATCTTCTATGACGACACCAGTGTGGACTACAACAAACAAGATGTGTCTCATTATAAGGACAAGTTCGTCAAGCTTGTCGTTGACGAAAAACGGGACTACCAAATGTTTGAAACATTGGTTGATCGTCTTTACAACGTAGGTGTTCATGATGTAAAAATTCTCGAAACCCTAGTTGACACAGAGGATGTTGATGATGTAGAATTGAACACGAAGGATACACTTACTTTACTCAGTGAGTATATTGATGAGATTGATCTGAAGGTAGACAAAACCGACCTAAAGAAACTAATGCAATCTCTCTACATAGAATCGTGTGGAGTAATGTAAATGCATGTTTATAATCACTCTTAAGGATATGCCATCTGGAATATTCTCAGTGTTTGATGACAACGAAGACCGTATCATTCCTCTCTTTGAACAAGAGGATGACGCTCTTCGTTATCTTTTTCAGTTAGAAGAATCTGATGCTACACCTGAGTTGGAAATCCTTGATGTTGAGCAGGAAGTTATAATTAGTGCTTGCCAATCTCAAGGTCAAAAGTATTCAATAATTTCTTCTGACGATTTTATTATTCCCCCAGACGACTTGTACGATTAATGATTATCTTTAAAAAGATCCGTTGGAAAAATTTTCTTTCTACGGGCAATGTGTTCAGTGAAGTTGATTTGCAAGCATCAAAAACCAATCTGATTATCGGATCAAACGGAGCAGGTAAGAGCACCATCTTGGATGCCCTTACCTTTTCTTTGTTTGGTAAACCTTTTCGTAAGATTAATAAACCTGCTCTAGTCAATAGTATCAATGAAAAAGATCTCTTGACTGAGATTGAATTCTCTATTGGAAAGGTTGAGTACAAGATTGTACGTGGTATCAAACCAAACAAGTTTGAGATCTATTGTAACGGTCAACTGTGGAATCAGGAAAGCACACTGGTAGAGCAGCAAAAAAACTTTGAGGCAAATGTCCTCAAGATGAACTACAAGTCATTCACACAGATTGTTGTGTTGGGATCTTCTACGTTCGTTCCTTTTATGCGTTTGCCTCTGGCACAGCGTCGTGAGATTATTGAAGATATTCTTGACATCCAAGTATTCTCTACAATGAATATTCTCCTGAAAGATAAGGTCAGGGAGAATAATGAAGAGGTCAAAAAGATCGACTATGAGATTCATCTCTTGGAAGAAAAAATTGATCTTCAAAAGAAATACATGCTAGAACTTGAGAAGAGAACTCAAGAAGAAATTGATAAGAAACAAGAAAAAGTAAAACAGTATAAAAAAACAGAACTCCAAGGTGCCGAAGATGTGTCCATTTTGACACAACAAATCGGTAAACTTAATGAAGAAATGCAATCATACCAGAATGCTGGTGAAAAAATTAAGAAATTAAACACTTTTCTTACAAAAGTGCAAGTAAAGATGCAAACATGTAAGAAAGAACATGACTTCTTTGAGAAAAATCATGTGTGTCCTACCTGCACCCAAGAACTTTCTGATACACTTCGTAACGAAAAGATCCAGACAGGTAAGACCAAACTAGATGAGATGGACGTTGGGTTCAAAGAAATTCGGGATGCAATTGAGGAAGAAGAATCTCGATTTGCAAAGTTCACTGAGTTGTCCACTGAAGTTAACAACATTAACACCAGCATTTCTCAAACCAACTTCCAGTTAATGACAATCCGTAAGCAAGTTGAAACACTGCAAGACGAGATCAAAGAACTAGAAGGTAGCAACCCAGACAAGAAAGCAGAGTTTGTTAAACTTGAAGGTCTTGTAAAGAATAAAAAAGAACTGAATACTAATCAGGCAGAAAATAAGAAGGATCGTGATACACTATTGGTAGCATCGCAACTGTTGAAAGACAATGGAATTAAGTCGAGAATTATCAAGACCTATCTTCCTACGATGAACAAGCTCATCAATCAGTATCTCCAGCGTATGGACTTTTATGTCAATTTTACACTGGATGAGAACTTTGAAGAGATAATCAAATCTAGATACCGTGACGTATTTTCATATGACAGTTTTAGTGAAGGAGAA